TTGTGAACTCGCTCAGCTTCTGCGTCCTCGCCAACTGGAAACCGGTGTTTGAAGACTTCTTCACAGTTGTATAGACCAAAATGTGCCACAGTCGCTGAGGTTAGATCCACCCCATAGATAGCGCGTTCTTTACCCCACTCATACTTTACAGACGGCCATGCTCTTACCTGTGGGGGCCGTGTGAAGAATGACTTAATGTGTTCTTTACTCATTGCGTTGAGAGTAACGAATTTCGTGCGGTGTCTGTAGTTTTCCCTCAGTATATACTGTTGATCTTCTTCATACTGTGAGTGGACACTGCCTGATGGTGACCATTCCCACCTCGCGGCCGTAAAATCATCAAGGCCCATTTTCTTGTATTGAAAGCCGTGCCGCGCCCCTGTCTTGAATATGCGCACCGCTGCATCATAGACGTCTCTCGGGTCTACGTCAATTACGTCTGGGTTGACACGGTGCTCTCTCTCCAATGACCAGTCAATCGTGCCGACACCCCTGTTAACAAGAGTCTGTAGTTCAAAAAGGTCCGTGAGGTCAACATAGTTTGCGTTTTGCAGCGCTTTCATCGGAGTAGAAGCTTTCTTCAGGTTGGACATGACTGTGTCGATGTCTCCAGTCCATACCCAGTCTGAAGTAGCGACCTGCATCGCTACCGGCAGCCTGACAGACGCTACGTATAATAGTGCAGTGGCAGCGAAGGCCTCTGTCACCCCACCAATACGCCGCAACTTCGACAGTAACGCCAGCATTATGTACTCACGATTGCGGTCACCCGAAAACGATTCCCAAACTTCTTCTGGCCTGATATGTGTATGGTGTTCTCCTGTTATTTTGGCTCGTTCAATCTCTCCTACTCGTGGTGGTCGAGCTGTCTGCTTTGGGTAGACGCCCTTGAAGGTTGGCCTTAAGATCAACGCCGGTGTGTTACAACCATCCACATCAGAGAAATCATAATTATCAACCATTGAATACATGACTGACAATCTTTGTTTGACTAATGGGGGGAGCTGTGTTACCGGATATTCTATATCCAGATATAGTGCGTTGATCCCGCCATTTGAAACCAGCGTCACGGGTACAGAATAGTGGCCTACCCTGAAGTGTCCGACACCGGATATTTCGTCCTTTTGATCAGAGACATGGATAAGGACGTGTGTCGCCTTGTCTCTCGCACAGCTAATGATTGTAGTGGTACTGAAGCGGACCCACACTGGTACGCACGCCCGTGATAGAGGGGCAACACGGATTGGCGCTCTTCGGCCGCGTAATGCTGCCTTTCGCTGCGTGAACTCAGCTTGTGGCAGAGCCGGGTTAGAGCAATGTAATGTCACAGTACCGGCGGGCTGTGACATAACCGCCTGGTCTATCCAGGTACGGGGTCTGCGACCGCAGCTGGGGCAGGTATCTCCTCTGGTACGGGAGGGATCAG